TTAAATTCCGTAAATACTACTACTGATTATGAAGGTGATATGATGAGCACCAGATTAATAATTTGGGATTTAGAGTTTACAGCTAAAGGTCATATTTGGCCGCCCGTTAAAGAAGCTAGTGTTATTAGACAAGCAAACACAAGCATTTATATTGAGAACAGAACCAAAGATGCTCAGAAAGTTTATTTGGATTATGCCAATGGTGTAAGTTACTTTGCTGATTCTGAAATTGTTAGAATTGAAAACAGAGACATTGTTGGTAAAGTTTCATATTTTAGCAATACAAGTAATGGTATTCTTGTCGTTAGTGACTTGAATAATAACATTGTAGCAGGAGATGTTATTAGAGGTGACATAAGTGGTGCAGTATATACTGTTACCTCTGTTGATGTTTCGCCCGTTAAATCATTATTGATTGTTACAACACCTGACCCAATTTCAGCAGAACCAGATGATGAGTTTGGATTCTCTGAAACAATTACAGAATATCCTAATACACTATGAAAAATTTGAATGAGAAATTATCAGAAGCTTTAGATGTTGACCCAATAGTATTCAATACTCCTGTTGAAGTAGTTCAAGGAGAAGTGGTCGATTGCCAAAGTCCTGTTGAAGATGATGCAGAATTTGCTCGTTGCAACATTCGTAGTTTGATTGAAAAAGGTAATCAAGCTATGGACCAATTGTTACAAGTGGCAAACGCCTCTGAACATCCAAGAGCATATGAAGTAGCTGCGGGTTTGATAAAAAACCTTGCAGACTTAAATAAAGATTTGTTAGAAATACAAAAACGCCGTAAAGACTTAACAGGTGAAAACAATCCTGCTAAAAATATCAATGTTGATAAGGCAGTATTTGTAGGTTCTACAACAGAATTAGTTAAATTTTTAAAGAACAATAAATAGGATTACTATGGAAAAATTAATTGAACAGTTAAAAGTTATACTTGGAACAAACTTTGGTTTGTATTTTAAAGCACACTCATATCATTGGAATGTTGAGGGTCCTGACTTTGCACAATATCATAAATTTTTAGGTAAATTATATGAACAGGTATTTGACAATACTGATTTAATTGCTGAAAAGATTCGTATGTTGGACTCTTATGCACCAACAACTTTACCTAGAATGTTGGAGTTGTCTGATATTCCAGACACAGAAAATATTCCATCAGCTGTGGCTATGTTGTCACAATTGAGACAGGACAATGACAGATTCATCATACACCTTAAAGCAGGCATTGTTGCAGCTGATGAAGCAAATGAGCCAGCAATTGGAAACTTTTTACAGGACATATTAGACCAACATCAGAAACAGGCATGGATGCTTCGTAGTCTAATAAAGTAAAACATGAGTGATGGTTATCTTGGTAATGCGAACCTGAAACGAGTTGGTGTAGAATTAAAATACACCGAAGAACAGGTTACTGAAATATTAAAATGTACCGAAGACCCGGTATATTTTATTAAAAACTATGTAAAGATTGTCAATGTGGACCGTGGTTTGGTGCCATTTGACATGTGGCCATTCCAAGAGGATATGGTTCGCACATTCAAAGACAATCGATTCTGTATTGCAAAAATGCCCCGTCAGGTTGGTAAAACCACAACGACTGTGGGTTTTATGCTTTGGTCAGTTTTATTTCAAGATGATTATAGCATTGCTATCTTGGCCAACAAAGGTTCTCTTGCTCGTGAGATTTTAGGCCGTATTCAGTATGCATATGAATATTTACCACTTTGGTTACAACAAGGTAATATTGAGTTAGAGAATAAGTCAAAAATTGCCGCTTATGCAACATCAGCTTCTGGTGTTCGTGGTGGAACATACAACTTAATTTTCTTAGATGAATTTGCTTTCGTTCCAAAGAATATGGCAGATGAGTTCTTTACATCTACCTATCCAGTTATTTCATCTGGTAAAACTTCTAAGGTTATTATTGTATCAACGCCTTGCGGCCTCAACCACTTCTATAAGATGTGGACAGATGCCATTGAAGGTCGTTCAACTTACAAACCACTTGAAGTGCATTGGTCACAAGTACCAGGCCGTGACCAGGCTTGGAAAGATGAAACAATTCGCAACACAAGCGAAGAACAGTTTAGACAAGAGTTTGAAACAGAATTTATTGGTTCTTCCGCCACTTTGATTAGTGGTTCTAAACTAAGAAGTTTAGCGTTTTTTAACCCAATCCATTCAGAAGAAGGATTGGACATTTATGAACAACCTGTTGAGGGCAGAATGTATATCTGCACCGTTGACTGTGCCGAAGGCGTTGAGGCTGATTATTCAACCATTAATGTGGTTGATGTTACTCAAACCCCTTATAGGCAGGTCGCTAAATACAGGAACAACAAATTGCCTTTATTATTCTTTCCGACCATCATATATTCGTTGGCGCAAAGATATAATGAAGCATATGTCTTAATTGAGACAAATAATATTGGTCAACAAGTAGTTGACATTTTGCACTATGATTTAGAATATGAAAACATTTATAAGTTGGAACATCACCATATTAAGGGACAGAGTATATCCTCTGGCTTTAAAAGGTCTACCAGTTTTGGTATTAAAACCACCAAGTCTGTTAAAAAGATTGGTTGTGCTAACTTAAAAACTTTGGTTGAAAATGATAAGCTAATTATCAATGATTTTGATACCATTGCTGAAATGAATACTTTTACCCGTATCAGAGACACTTATGCCGCTGAAGAAGGTAATAATGATGACCTAGTAATGGGTCTAGTTCTTTTCGCATGGCTAACTGCTCAGACTTTCTTTAAAGATTCTACAAGTATCGATGTAAGGAAGTTAATGTTGGCAGAACAAAACATGTTGGTTGATGAACAGTTAACCCCTGTCGGAGTGTTCGATGATGGCCGTAGAGAAGAAGTTACTGTTAGTAACGGAGATATATGGTCAGAAAAGGGTTATACATCCTCAACTTTCTAATAAAAGAAATTGACCCGATAAACAAAAGGAGAAATCCATGGCATTTCAGCTCTCACCTGGGGTAAATGTATCAGAAATTGACCTGACTACTATTGTCCCTTCAGTCGCCACTTCCATTGGCGCATTTGCCGGTCCGTTTGGATGGGGTCCAGTTGGTGAAATTATAACTATTTCTGATGAAGTAAGGCTTGCCGATACATTTGGCAGACCAGATTCATCAAACTATGAATACTGGTTCTCTGCCGCAAACTTCTTGGCTTACACAAATAACTTAAAAATTGTCCGTGCTTATGGCATTGGTTCAACTTTTAACGCTACTGCTAATTCATCTGCAGCTGGCGTAACAATTAAAAATGATGAAGATTGGGATAACAACTACTCTGGTGGTGCTAATACCTATGGACACTTTGCAGCTCGATATGCAGGTGCGATTGGTAACTCACTAAAAGTTTCTGTTGCTGATGCCAATACATATGCTACTTGGACTTATTCAACACAGTTCACAGCCGCTCCAAGCACATCTACCTATGTTTCTAACAAAGGTGGTGCAAACGATGAGATTCACATCATCGTTGTGGATGAAGACGGTTTGTTCTCAGGAAGCCGTGGTACAGTATTAGAGAAGTTTGGTTTTGTATCTAAGGCTTCAGACGCTAAAGATGATTCAGGCAATACAAACTATTATAAGAATGTTATTGCAAACAAATCTAAGTATGTTCACTGGTTATCACACCCAAGCACAGTAGGTACTGGTACTGCATGGGGTTCATCTGCAAACGCAACCGCATTTGCTGTAATGACTTCTAACACAACAGTTTCATTAACTGGTGGTGATGATGGTACAGTTTCAACTGCCAATGTGGTGACTGCATACGATTCATTTGACAATGCTGAATCAGTAGATATCGCATTAGTTGTTTCTGGTCCTGCTAACCAAACTGTTGCAGACAGCTTAATCTCTATGGCAGAAACACGCAAAGATTGTGTTGTATTCTTGTCACCAGAAAAAGCAGATGTTGTTGACAATGCTGGTTCAGAAGTAACAGATGTTAAAGCATACCGTGATACACTAACAAGCACATCATATGCTGTGTTAGACGGTAACTGGAAATATCAATACGACAAATATAACGATGTATATCGTTGGATTCCATTAAACGGTGATGTTGCAGGTCTATGTGCTAGAACAGACCTTGAGCGTGACCCATGGTATTCACCAGGCGGTTTAAATCGTGGTATTATTAAGAACATTGTTAAATTGGCGTTCAATCCAACAAAAACAAATCGTGATGATTTGTATGTTAAAGGTATTAACCCCGTTGTATCGTTCCAAGGTGAAGGTACAGTTCTATTCGGTGATAAGACATTACAAAGCAAACCAAGTGCATTTGACCGCATCAATGTTCGCCGTCTATTCATCGTGCTTGAGAAAGCGATTGCAAGAGCAGCTCGTTTCTCATTGTTTGAATTTAATGACCAATTCACAAGAGCACAGTTTGTTGCATTAGTGGAACCATTCTTGCGTGATGTTCAAGGTCGCCGTGGTATTACCGACTTCAAAGTGGTATGTGATGAAACCAATAATACTGGTGAAGTTATCGACCGCAATGAATTCATTGGTGATATCTACATTAAACCTGCTCGCTCAATCAACTTTATCCAACTTAACTTCGTTGCAGTTCGCACAGGCGTAAGCTTTGATGAAGTCGTTGGGAAGTTCTAATAAATAGAGAAACAGGAGAAATCAAATGGCATTTAGCGTAAATGAATTTAGAAGTCAGATGACAGGGGACGGTGCCCGTCCTAATCTGTTTGAAGTTTCTATGCCGTTTCCTGCGTTCTCAGCGCCAGGAAATGCACAACAAAAACTTACATTCATGTGTAAGACAGCACAATTGCCAGGTTCCACCATCGGTGTGGTTCCTGTGCAATACTTTGGCCGTGAATTAAAATTTGCTGGTAACAGAACATTTGCTGATTGGACAATCACAGTTATTAACGATGAAGACTTTGTAGTTCGCAATGCTTTCGAGCGTTGGATGAACGGTATCAATAGTCACAATCTTAATGTGAGAACACCAATCGCATTGGCACCAGCAGGTTACACAGTCGATTCAAATGTAACACAATTTGGTAAAAATGGCGACCAGCTTAAAAAATATAAGTTTGTCGGTGTTTTCCCAACAGATGTAACTCCTATCGATGTTGATTGGGGTTCTAATGATACTATTGAAGAATTTTCAGTAACCCTTACCTATCAATGGTGGGATGCTGTTGAAACTGGTGTAGTGTAAAGAGAAAGGCTTCGGCCTTTCTCTATTTTATAGGATGATAT